GTGCAAAGGCATGGGTACAATCATTATCTAGAAAGATTATGGATAAGGTTAAAAAAACATTACAGGCAATTAAAAAATTAGGTGCAAAGATGTTCGATGCACTTCTTAAATTTTTAGGATTAGAACTTAAATCAGTAAAGGAAACACTTCCAACTGATATACATGGATTTGTTTATGGAATGGCAGATTGATGCTCACTTTCAAACAATATATTGCAGAAGCAAAAGAAGGAAAGAACCTTCATCTAGAACATCTAGAAGATGAAGTACTGAATAATGGCATCAATGGAACCAGAGGTGCGATTAACTTCTTACAATCTTTACGAGATATGTTAGCAGGGAACGCTAGTTCGGGTGTTAATATAACTGTCAAGTGGGATGGTGCTCCAGCAGTCTTTGCAGGAACTAATCCAGAGAATAAAAAGTTCTTTGTGGGAACCAAAGGAATTTTCAAGATGGGAGGTGCCAAGAAAGTAAATTATACACATGATGATATTGATAGAAATCATTCTGGTGGTCTTGCTGACAAACTCCATGTTTCGTTGGATGAACTTTCAAAAGTGGGCATCAAGGGGGTCTTACAAGGTGATATAATGTACACGAAAGACGATCTACAAACTAAAACAATTGATGATGAATCGTATATTATATTCCAACCAAACACAATCGTTTACGCAGTTCCACAAAATTCACAACTCGCCTCAAAAATCAAATCATCTAAAATGGGAATCATCTGGCACACTACTTATAGTGGTGATACAATGGAAGGTATGAAAGCCTCTTTCGGAGTTTCAGATAGTGCATTCAAGGAAACAAAGTCGGTCTGGCAAGCAGATGCATCGTTTACAGATACTTCTGGTTCTTCTACTATGACAAAAAAAGAAACAGAAGAAGTAACAAAAATTCTTAGTCAGGCAGGAAAGAAGTTTCATGAGTTAAAGAAAGAAGTTCTAAACACGATTGCAAAGGAAGAACGAATTGGGATTTTGGTAAAGACATACGCAAACAAAATGATAAGACAAGGACAGAGAATTACAAATCCAAGAAAACATGCAGCCGGAACGATTGCAAGTGCTTATGATAGATTGAAGCATGATGTAGATAGAGTGAAGACAGACAAAATGAAGAAGGTAAAACAGGAAGAAATGGATAGTCATGTGAAATTTTTGAGAAGTAATTCATCACAGTTAGTTAAGATATTTGAAATGCAAAATCTACTCATCGATGCAAAAATGTTGATTGTTCGTAAATTGGAAAAGATTAAAGGAATGACAAAAACCTTTATTAAAACCGATTCGGGATATGATGTTACTACACCCGAAGGGTTTGTTGCAATCGATACCATGAAAGGCAATGCAGTCAAATTGGTTGATAGACTTACTTTTTCACTTAATAATTTCACTGTTGCAAAGAGTTGGGATAAGTAATGGCAAAAGATTTAAAGACAGCAGTATTTTGTTGGGGAAGGTTCAATCCTCCAACGATTGGCCACGGAAAGTTGTTGGATGCACTTATTTCTGTTGCGAAGAGAAAAGGTGGTAGAAATAGTGATACTTTTGTTCTTGTAAGTCATTCAGTAGATCCAGAAAAAAATCCTCTGACAAAGGAACAAAAAGTATTTTATTTGAAAAAAATGTTTCCCAAACAAATGAAATATTATGATGTGGAATTGAACAAGAAGAAATTGTTTCTTCGTCTTATTGCAATTATTTTGAACAAGTATTATGATAGATTAATCATGGTTGCCGGGAGCGATAGGGTTAGAGAGTTTCAAACTGAATTGGATAAGTTCAATGGTGCAACTGGTGATGATGCGCCTCTCAAGGGAGCATCTTATGATTATAAAGAAATCGAAGTAGTTAGTGTAGGAGAACGTGATCCAGATGCAGAAGGTATTTCAGGAATGTCTGCATCTAAGATGAGAGCTGCAGCGGTAGACGGAGATCTAAAATCCTTTAAGGGAGGAGTTCCAAGAGGATTTGGTGCCAAGAATACAAAGAATATGATGAATGATGTTCGTAAAGGAATGGGTTTGGAAGTAGTAGAATCAAACGAATCTATGTTGACATTCAAAGAATATCTAAAGGAAGCGGATAGTGAAGAAGTTCGTGATGCGAAAAAAGTTTTTGTTTCATTACAATCAATGTATCCAAAGAATCCAAAGTTTCCTTTGGTGATTAAAAACTTAAAAGGTAAAGGTAGTGGATATTTAGAGACATCAAAATTAAAAGGGGGCAAATTCATTTTTGTTGATAAGATGGTTATTGATGATTCGGGAATGAGTTCATTTGAACCTGACTATGCAGTAGTTCATGAGTTTGCCCATGCAATTTTAGCAGTTACCAAAGGAGATTTAGGACATAATAAAAAACACGCCGATTTAACATATAAACTCGCACAAAAGTTCGGGTTAGCATGAAACGATTTAAACAATATCTAAAAGAAGAAGTTGCTTGGCAACAAAGCACTTCTAAAATGATATTTGATTTTGGGCAAATGTCCCATATGAAAATTCCATTAACATCTAAGACAATGGAATGGATTTTCCAAGTGCAGTTACCAAGAGCAACGGTGTTTCATGTTACAAGTGGTGTTGGTTTGGAGAAGTTAAAGAAATTACAGAATAAGAAAAAATCAATCTCTGCCTTTTTTAATATGAGTGCTGATTATATAGATTCGGGAATAAAAACTGAAGGGGGAGTTGTTGTAGAAATGGATGCAAATATAATTGTGTCAAGTAAAAGTGATATAATGAGTCAACCAGACAAGACAGGTAGGCGATGGGTTGCATTATACAATATAGACCCAAAATACAAAATGGAAAAAGAAATGACACAGATGTTGATAGACCTTGCAGTAAAACATGATCCAAGAAATAAAGAATACTTAAAAACATCACCAGAGATAGGAGTAGGTGTTTGGTGGAAATTACAATCAGACTTACAAACAAATTTTGCAAAAGACAAAGCAGGTAAGAAGATGGCTTTAATAATTGCAGATTATATTGATGGTGTAAATGTAATTCTCAATAAACATAAAAAAGAAGTTCAAGGTGCAGTACATGTATATTATGTCAGAAGAGGAACGATAGCAGTTAAACATCCGTCTGGTCGTATGGTAGGAGGTGATTCAGAAATAAGTGAATGGAATGCGTGGGATGAGCAAGTAGTAGATAAAATTAAAATTGAGAAGGTACATACCTTTAATACGGCAAGGAGAGAAGCCGATTGGGTAAAAACAGACATAATTCCAAGATTGGGTAAAATTCCACACAAACATTGGAAATCTGCTGCAGAATTATCAACCTACATCAGTCAAGTTGCTGATGCAGAAGTAAGAACCTTTGGAGGATGGGCAAGGAAAAAATGAGAACATTTAAATCATTTTACGATTGGGGTAAATCATTGAAAGAACATTTAAATGAAGTATACAAAGATTATCCAGGCAAGGGGTGGGTACATGGTACTAAAGACGCACCAAAGATTAATCCAAAAGATATTGTATGGAGATCTAAAGTTCATCATTGGGATAATACAGTACGAAGTGATGATACCAGAATGATAATAACAAATACAGGAAAAGGTAAAGATAAATTCCAGATGTGGGCTGTAAGTGACAAATCTGGTGATGTAGTTTTTCATTTCGGAGATAAACCTACACTTGATGACGCAAAGGAATTTGCATCAATCAGAAAATGGCAAGAGAAAAAATGAAAACATTTAAAGGATATCTAACAGAATTTGCTCAACAGAGTACATCAGATTATGTGTTCGATACTCCAAGTGGACATTCTGGTAGTTTAAAGATTCCTATTTCGGGGCCTATGTTCAAAAGAATATGGCCGGATACGATTCGTTCAACAGTATTTCATGTAACTGATTTAAGTGGTCTTAAAAGATTAAAGAAACTTGAAGGAGGAAAGAAATCCATCTCAGCATTTTACTCAATGATGTCTCGTTATATGGAAAAAGGTGTAGCAACAGGGGGTGGTGTTGTAGTAGAGATGGATGCGGATGTTATTGTGTCTGCAAGTTCAGACATTATGAGTGAAGTGGATAAACAAGGAAGAAGGTGGGTTGAAATGTCTTGGTTTGCAAATGCTCAAAGATATGGTGTAGGGCCTGCGTTTGGAAAAGTAGAAAAAGACCTTACTACTTTAATAATTGGTCTTGTTAAGAAACATATTCCAAAAGACAAAGAAATTCAACAGACAAAACATTTTGGAAAAGATGCTGGGGCCGCATTTGATATTTGGAGCAATATGAAACATCATCTAAAAGGTGATGGAAAAATATTAAGGGTAGTAATAAAAGACTATTTTGATGGTGTAGAAAAGATTATTAAAAAACATAAAAAAACAATGGAGAATATTTTTTATGGTTATGCAAAATCAAAAAGATCAACAGAGGATTCGTGGGATGAACAATTAGTCAATAATATTAAGATTAAAAAAGTTCATCTAATACATTTTAGAGACAGTGACTGGCCAGGAATTGAAGATGCGGAGGGGTTCCCTGCAAAAGATTATGCTAAAGATAATAACTGGTCAACAAAAGTATGGGATAGTTCTACAGAGTTAGAAATTTATACAAGAGAAGTTGTTGCGAAAGAAAATGGAAGAATAATTTGATGAAATCTTATAGAGGATATCAACAAGAAAAATTCCAAGATTGGAAGAAAGAAGG